GAAGCGCAAAAACGTGCGAACCAAGTTGTTGGAACTGGAAACGTCGGTGGATACTTGGTTGAAACAACCAACGAAGGCGGTGTGATTGAGTTCTTGGGTGAAAGACTTGTAATTGCTGGCATGGGTGCAATGACAATGGACAATATGCAGGGCAACTTCAACCTACCCGCTGGTACGACTGGTCTTACCACGACTTGGGAGGGTGAAATCGACGAATCGGCTGAAACAAACGAAACGCTTGCGCAAATCGCGTACTCTCCAAATCGCTTGGCCGGCTGGACAAACATATCCAAGCAGTTGATTATCCAAGGAAACCCTGCGATTTCAACCTACTTGACCAATGAGATTAGGAAAGCGTTTGCCCGTGCTTGGCAAAAGGCCGCGATTCATGGCAATGGCTCTGGAATTGTTGGTATCACCGGAACTTCTGGCATTGGTTCTGTTGCTGGTGGAACAAACGGACTTGCTCCAACCTGGGCACACATTGTTGACCTTTACAAAGAATTGGCGGTTGACAATGCCGATGAAGGTTCTTTGTACTACTTGACAAATGCAAAAGTCGTTGCCAAGTTGCAAAACACACCTAAACAATCCAGTGGTGTTGAGGGTAATTTTATACTCAATGAAGCCAAAGGTTCATTGAACAGCTTGCCATTAGCAGTTACCAATGCGGTGAAATCTGACTTGACAAAAGGAACCTCAAGCGGTGTTTGTTCTGCAATTATCGCTGGTAACTTTGCCGACCTTGGAATTGCTTCATGGGGTGGATTAGAAATCCTTTTTGACCCTTACAGCAAGGCTAAAGAAGGTATGACCGTAATGCACGTCAACGGGTATGTTGACGCAAACGTTCACAGAGCAGTGTCATTTGCTGCAATGTTGGACGCATTGACCGCATAAAATTAGGGATTCTCCACTTGCCCCGCGACCGTAAATGGCGCGGGGTTTTGGGGTGTATGAAAATCAAGTTTATAAAACCACCAGCGCCATTAGGGCTTGCTTATTTCAACGGAGACGAAGCGGAATTTGAGAACAAACAAGCTGAAAGCCTGATTGAATCAGGATATGCGGTTGAAATCAAAAAATTCACAGCAACCAAAGAAGCAGCGACTCAAGAAGCCGCAAAAGACTAAAAGCCAATGAACAAAAACGTAGTTACTCGCATTTATCAAAGTAGCGATTATGTCACCGTGTCTGAGGCGAGAAATCAACTCAAACTTACAAGCAATGAGGACGATACCTATATTTCGACCTTGTTAGACGCGTGCTTTGATTTTGCGAGTAAATACGTTGGCTTTGAAATCAGAAAATCAACCGTTGATTACTTCTTTGAATCGACAACCGACGGTAAACTCCATATTCCTGCGCGAATAATGGAATTAACATCTGTTAAATACCGCGATTCAAATGGAGATTTGCAAACATTGGCATCAACCGAATATGACGAAGTGCTTAGTATTTCGGCAAATTATGGTTATGATGTCCAAATAATCAACGCCCCGTCTTCTATGTATGGTTACGGATGGAGATATAAAGTTACGGTTGTAGAAGGCTTCGGAAAGTCGACCGATTTAATAGACGTTGGAAAAATTTTCCCAGCATCTATGGGTCAAGCAATTAAGCTACTCATAGAGCATTGGTACACTCAAAGGGGCAGTCAAGTGATTGGTGCAAGCGTGGCGGATTTGAACTGGAACCATGAACATTTACTCTACCCATACGCAATAAGGGAATTTGTATGAACAGCGGATTGATGGATACATTAATAACCATTAAATCACCAACCTATACAGATAGTGATTTTGGAAAGGCCGCAAAGCCAAGCGGGTATTCCACAGTCAAAAGCATTTACGCCCGCGTTCAATACAATGGTGGCAGCGAAACAACAGCAGCCGACAAAAAGGAATACAGAGAAAACGCTACTTTGACCGTTCACCATTTGGACGGGAAAGATATTGCAATGACTGACATTGTTGAGTTTGATACAAAAAGTTGGAACATTACAAGCAAGAATATTATCAACCGAAACCAATACATCCGATTGGAGGCGGTAACAGTTGACTAAGAATAAAATCAAAGGAACCGACAAGCTTCTGAAATCGTTTAAGGACATGAAGAATGTCGACGAAAAGCAAGTTAAAAAATTGACTTTGCAAGGCGCAGGATTAATTCTTGCAAGCGCAAAATCATTCTGCAAAAACAACACGGTTCGAGAGGCTTTAGGTTACATCACAAAAAATGATGCACGTTTTCCAAGAATTACTTTGATTGGGGTTCGTTCGGGCTACGGAACCGCAACATTTACCGCTCCCGCATTGGCTGTTATTGAGGAATACGGAACCGCTGAAAGGTTTAAAAGCAACGGTTCAAGTACGGGATATGTCAACCCGCGCCCATTTATGAGGCCAGCGATTGACCAAAACAAAGACAAAGTGAAGGCCGTCTTGATTGATGGCATGATAAAAATAGTAGAACAACAAGCAAATAAAAATAACTTAAAATAATAAATCATGGCAGAAACCGCAGGTGCTATTAACGGAACAATAGTGTTCCTTAGCAAAGATGTAGCTGGTACAGCTAAAAACGTAGCAAACCTTATTGCAAACAGCATTACGGTCGGCAAGAACACTATCAACGTAAGTTCAAAGTCTTCTGGTGGATGGGCTGAAAACATTGATGGTCGCAAGAACTGGTCAATGAGTTGTGAAAGCGTTGTTGAATTCGATACCTCGGTTGGTGCGGGCGAAACTTCAATGCAAGACACTTTAACCGACCAAATCGCAGGCACGGCTTGGAGTGTTGTTTTTGGCTCTGGCGTTACTGGCGACCCAAAACTTTCTGGAACCGCAAGAATCGCAAACTTTACTTGGGACAACCCCGACGACGACAAATCAACCTTTTCAATCGAACTTACTGGAACTGGCGCACTGACTTTAGGAACATTCTAATATGAAGCACCCTTGTTCGTTTGGTTGGCTCGAAATCGAAAAGGTGTCCGAATCTGTTGGACACGATTCAATCGATACAACTGCAAGCATGATGGGCGGGCTTGTTTCAAAATTGAAGTTCACCCGTGACGTTGCATTTATTGGCATCGAGGCGGGGTACAGAAAGAAAGGCGAAACTTGTCCGTTCAACAATTCCGATGAACTTGCCGAAACAGTTGCCGTGTATGCTGAATTGATGCCTTATGTCGAAGAATATACAAAGGCGGTTGCTTCGTTTTATCAAGTAGACCAAACGGGATTGGAAGATTTGGCGGGTAAAAAAAAAGTGACCCCCTAACGTTCATTCGCATACGTCGGATTTGTTACGGTTTCGGACTTCGCGAAAGCGAACTGAACGAAGCAAGTCCACAATTCGTTTCGCTGTTCATGCAAGGTAAATCCATGCTTGAATTTGAACGAACAAAAACGACTTGGGAGTCTACTCGGAACATTTGCGCCTTATGGTCTAAGGACGCGGCTCGAATGAAGTTTTGGTGGGAAAAGAAGCCAAAGCCCAAAGTGGATTTATCCCATGTTGATTGGTCTAAATTTACGGTAAATGAAAACGGTGTTGAAATCAGTCCAGAAGAAGCGAAAAAAATAATAGATGGAAGCAGGAAAAGTAATATATGACATTTTGCACAACAACGCGGGAGTTTCTGCGTTGACTACTTCCATTTATGGAAACGAAGCCAAACAAGGGATTGATTTCCCCTGCATTGTTTATTCTGTCATTTCTGTAAATCCAATCAACAGCAAATCGGGATTTCGTGCATTGCAAAGCCGCGTTCAATGTTCATGTTTTGCCGAATCCTACAAAGACAGTATTGAGTTGTCAATTGCCGTGCGCAATGCTTTGGCGGACAAACCCGCTGGCACCTATGGCGGAATAGCGGTTCAAAACATTAAATTTGAATCAAGCCAAGACTTTACCGATAATGCTGGCAATGATGGTGCTTTTCACAATGAGTTGGACTTTATGGTATTTTACACATTATAATGGCAAAAAAAGCGAATCTAAATGTATCGGTAAATGTTGACACCTCTGGATATGCAAAGAGTTGGGATGAAGCCGTTAAAATAACCCAAGGCGCAACCAAAGACGTCGAAAAAGAGGCCGCAAAAATGGCCTTGGCTGTTTCTAAGAAAATCGAAGGCATGAGTATAAAATCTCAAGCCCGACAATTAGAAAACCTTGCTGCGAAAATGGCTGAGGCTGGTCTTGCGGGAACCAAAGCATTTACCGACGTTGCGCGTTCTGCTGGTAGATTAAAGGCGGATATTGACGACACGAAAGGCATAATCAATGCGTTTAGACCCGATGCACCTTTCAATGCCCTGAACGCAACATTGGGGGCAGGTGCGCAAGCGTTCGCTGGTGTCCAAGGTGCAATGGCTTTGTTTGGTGGCGAAAGCGAAAACCTGCAAAAAACATTGCTAAAAGTACAAGCCGCAATGGCCTTTGCCGAGGGGTTCAAGGCTATTGATGGATTGCAAGACGGCTTTACTCAGTTGAATCTAATCATTAAGGCGAATCCGCTAATTGCGGGGGCGACTTTTGCCGTTGCTATTATCGGTGCAATTACTGCATTAACAGATTCAACTGAAAAACTATCCAAGGAACAAATACTTCTAAACGAAGTAACCGAAACGGGAATAAAAAACTCCCAAAAGGAATATGGAGAGGTTCAAGCCCTTACCTCAATAATTCTTGACGAAACGGCTTCACGCGATTTGCGTTCAACCGCGCTGCAAGAATTACAAGACAAATACCCCGATTATTTAAAGAACCTTTCAATTGAAACATCTTCAACCCAACAGTTGAAGAAAGCGACAGACGAATTAACAGCTGCAATTGTTAAAAGGGCAACCGTTCAAGCTGCGTTCGACAAATTAAAAGAAGTTGGGGCAAAGAAATTAAATGTAGAACTCGCAAAGCAAGAACTCGAAAAAGACAGGTTGACGGGCGGGGGACTTGACCAAGCGGCTTTTCAAAAGTCACTTGAAGGAAGGCGTAATTTTGTCAATGGAACCGAAAGGCTGCTAAACGAAGAAATATCAATTCTTACCGATTACATCAAAAAGCAAGATGCCTTGGTTGTAAAAAGTGTGCTTGGTGACTTTGCGCAACCTACAAAATCAGCATCGGGGAATAAAAAAGATACTTACAAAAGCCCATTTCAAAAAGCACCCGACACAAGCGGCCTTTCTTCATTTGGTGTTCGAGAGAACAAGGCCATTGACGACTACAATAAAAAGCTGGCAGAAACACCAAAAAAGATTCAAGCCGTAGCGCACGAATACAAAGAGTACAACGCACAAACCCTTAGACTTGTTGAACTGAATAAAACCATTGCAAATTCGATTGCTCAGATTGCCCAAGATTCCTTGTTTTCCTTTGGTTCCGCTATTGGGGAAATGCTCGGTGGTAGCGAAACGGCTATGCAGGATTTTGGCGACAAACTACTCTCGGCAATAGCGTCATTCATGGAAGGCATATCAAAAGCCATGATTGCGACCGCAATAGCTTCTGAGGTTTTCCAAAAGACATTGTTTGCCAATCCTGCTGTTGCGTTGGCCGCTGGTGTTGCATTGGCTATTGGTGCGGGGTTTGTTAAGCAACAATTAAAAGGCGGCGTACAAGGCACGGGCTTTGCTGAAGGTGGTATCATTGGCGGTAACTCTCCAAGCGGTGACAGATTGCTTGCGCCCGTAAATAGCGGAGAAATGATTTTCAACACTGGCCAACAAAACCAATTGCTTAAACTTGCAAACGGAAACGCTGGCGGATTTGGCAATATGGAATTAAAAACATCCATAAGAAAAAATGAATTAATTGTTTGGCTTGACAAGGGCAATTCCGATTTGATTAGGTGAAAAAATACGAAGGTTCATATAAGTCATTTAATGATACTGAATGGTCGGTTGAATTGTTCGATGAAACAGTCGACACCGAAACGCGCGACCTTAAAATTGCTGGGCTTTCTATTGAATGGGATGGTGAAAACGACAAACTGTATCAAAGCCCTATCAAAACTTCACGCGCGACAATTGGCTTTGTCATGCGCGACGAAAACGACTTTGGCAACTTTGAACTTATTTCACAAGACCAAGAACAACAATGGTCGGTTCGGATTTATAGAGGCGGTCAACTTTATTGGGTTGGTCGGGTTTTGGCTGACCAAATGGTTTTTAACCGCGAAGCACGAGAAACGGGCT